GGGGATCTTAGCCTTCATATCGCGCTTCTGAGGCTCTTGAATCACCCACTGTAACGCTACAGTGCCATCCTCTTTGTAAGCAGTGGAGATTCTCTTTGCATCGAACCCTTCTGCGGTCTGATGGATTAGGTCTCTGTGTGGGGATACACCCTGACTAGCAGCATACTTCTCCAACCTCCTGAGCATAACGTCGATAGTTCGCCTGCCGCATTTTAACTTCTTCGATGCCTTGTTAGCCGATCCTAACTCAATTACTGCATCGAGTACCTGGTGATGTCTTTCCGTGGTTGCAAACTCCTTTAATATCCTTGGGTCAACCTTACTCACTATGCCTCCTGCTGGGCTTGTAGCTCGGCATACTCGCTTTCTGCGGGTATTGATAACCGAATGCCCTGCTTGGTAGCCCAATGATAGACGTTATCAAGAAAGTGTACAAATTCACCTTTAGTCAGCTTACTGGTGCTTTTTACTTGCTCTGGGATGTGCTGGTTACCAATCGAGTAACTAGCAGTCCCTAAAAACCGCTTTTTTAACCACAGCTTCCACACCTCGGCAGGCTCTTCGTGATCGATCTTGTGGCCCTTGTCTGCCATTGCATTTGCTATCTCCCTGTACCAAATATGGGACATAGCGTTTTGGCTTAAACTTCTAGTGTTTTGGTACGGGTCTAATTTTACAACCATCGGAACCTTGTAGTCCCAGCCCTGCATGCGCTTTAGTATGAAGGGTAGCTTTTTTTCTAGCTCCTGACTGCTCTCAACTTTAACGTGATCGCCCTGTGTCACAGCTTCACCCGCAACCACTTAGCCATCATGCGCTCAGAACTGTTTTGAAGCCTAGAAGCATTTTTTACTTTTTCCCTCGCCTCTTTGCTGTAGCCTAATTTCTTATTATCATTGCCAAACACAAACTGTCTTTTGCCCGCTAAGTGCGCTGGAGTGCAAACATCCTCACCATAAAGCCTGCCTTTTATTGTTGCCCTCATCACCCCGCCATCAATACAGTTTTTAATTGTCCAATCACTGTACTCAGCAAATGTGTAAGATTGCCCAGACTTGAAGTAAGGGTGCTCGCCTTTGAATTCAACGTAACGCGGTTTATTTTTAAATGGCATTCTTCAATTCTCCGTCCCAGTAAAAACCGTATCTATTTAAATAAACCTGCTGCATCATTATTTTTTCTTCCCCTGATAAAAAGCTAACGTCAGCCAAACTTTCATCGATAGGCCTACTACGTATACTAGCCGACCTTCTTCTATACTTTGCTGCAAACTCTGCTTCTTGTGACTTTTGTATCTTAGTAGATTCACCGCCACGTTCTTCGGCAGTATTAAGCCACCGCTGGCAAAAACTTTGTATGCCTCCTTTTGTTTTGCGCTTTTTAGGGTTTGCGTCACACCACAAATCCATCTTGACTAATTCTCTGTCAACATTGACCTTACCCTTGTAGTGTTCTTTCCACTTAATGACCAGTTCGTCAGATGGCTCCCAATTTTCACCATTATTTAATAACATTATTCACCCCCGTGATAGCTATTCTTTCTAGTGCGGAAACTAAACAGATTGCAATGCTCTGGATAATCTTGAACAAACTTTCTTGCGTAGTGACTGATCCAGCCGTCGTCTATTTTAAACTGGCTGTCAGACTCCTCAATCATAGTCTCCCAGCGTATACGGTGAAAGATATTCTTTGCAGAATAATATGACCTTCTGGCTGCCACTTGTAAGGCAAACTCCACAAACATATCATATATCTGCGGGTTTGCTTGATGGTGATCAATAAAGTTTTCTTGTGACCATTTACCGTTCATTTTGTTCTCCTATGGCTCGGCAAGCCTCGCCTTGTGTATAAATAAATTATATTTTGATTACTTTTTTTAAAGTAAATTAAACCCTTTAACAACAAAAAGCTGAAAATTTACGACCTGAGGGCTTGCGCGACTCAGCGGTATAAATCGTGACCGTATCGAATATCTAATCTATCCATTGGTAACTACCGAGTTACCGCAGGGGCTATGTCCACAATTGGCAATGCGACTCCGACGTTTAATTTAAGATTTTCGTCAGCCTCTAGCCCGATCACTTTTTGAATGATGCCTGTAGTTTACCTAAAAGTAAACTATTAATCCTCAAACTCAAGAAACTCATCTAGCGTGATATCAAGGCACATTGCAATTAACTGCGCAGTATGTAGTTTCATGTTTTTATTAGATCGCCACCTTATAACTTGCGGCTTAGAAGTTTTCGCTATTCTAGCAAGCTCACTAGAGCTAACATTTTTATAGCTTTGCGCGTTTCTTACGCACTGACCCGCATCAATAAATTTCATCTTACAGAATCCTGTGGTATATTAATTGGGTCGGTTCCCCCGATCGACAGACCTCCTATGGTTTGCCCCCCGCGAGGGGGGCTTTTTAAGCCTAAAAGGGAATATCATCATCAAGCTGCTCAATACTCATAGCTTCTTTAGTTTGCTTGATACCTTGCACTTGAGCCTGTTCTTTAGCGGTAAAACTTGTTGACATATACTTATTGCCTTTAGCAGAAGTATTAACCCAAACACTTACCCAGTAATCGACTCCAGCAACTCGCGCTGAACCCTTATAATCTGGGTGACTGTCTGTTTCTTTCTTGTCATTTTTAAAAATAGCTCCGCTATTGTCTTTTTGCTCATAATCGGTCATTTCAGTTTCTCCACTTGGTTTAAAATTACATTGACGGCCTTGGTTACTTCATCGGCCAATTTTTTAATAAATCCTTCGTCTCGGCAAAATGTAACCAAAACAGGAGGAATCTGGGGGTGAAATGCAAAAGCATCCCAAGATGCTGCACCAGTCACTAGCATACAACCTTGTATTTGCTGGTAATAAGCCTTGCCCAAAGATTGTGGATCAAGGCTATATTTAACCATTGTCTTTGCTGCTGGACATTTAATCTCAAGCCCAGTCATATAGTTTGGGTTGTGATAAATGATGCCATCGGGCGAGCAACCAAACTCTTTGCTATCGTCAAGAATAAACCCATGCTCAGTCACTTTATAGCCAGTGATATACTCATAAGCCTCTCTTGCTTCTGGCTCAAGTTCAGTTCCGCGCTGCATGTGTTCATTGGTGTAAAAAGGTTCAGATTTACCTGTTAGGCGCTCCGCAATTAATTCATGGATATAATTATCAGCAGATGTAGAAGGCTTGCCAGTCTGCGTTATTAGCTTGGCAAAGTTACTTGCTGAAGGTTTACCCAGTCGTGCGGCAAACCATTCCTCAGTGCCTTGTTCGTGATCTAAAATTATCATCCTTCACTCCTTCGCTTCGTTCGCAAAGCATGCATAGCCCTGTCAAACTGCGAAGCAAGTAGTTGGCTTGGATTTTCGCACTTGAAATGCTTACAAAATGCGGCAACATCAGCATCACGTTCATGAATCATAGCCTTCAGTTCTTTGGCCTGATCCTCAGTGATTATTGCATTAGCGACAACAGGGTTAATATCTTCGCCTGCGTATATGTAGTGACCAAGCCCGAACATTGCGAAACACTTAACTAGGCAACGCATTTTGCTGGAATTGATAGCAAACTTGTCAGGGTTTGCGATAGCTTTGTTGCGGTGATCCATAACAGGTAGCCACATGTGCCGCATCATCATCTGATCTTGCTCTGAGCCAGTGTGAATGTGGACCACGCAACTTATTTCAACGGTGCCTGTATCCTCGCATTTATCTTCCTCGAAAGAGTAATGCAGATCAGGATAATGCTCCATCATCGTTCCGTAAGCCCAAGCCCATGAAAGATATGATAGGTTTCCTTTCTTCTCAATATGCTGTGATACATCGATGGCAGATAAAGTTTGCCAAACTTGTTTAGATAAGCTCATTTTGACCTCCTACAGTCAGCTCAGTTTTTGCAGTATTACACTGCTCTAAAGCATACTGGTCCGCATAGCCCCAGTAGTACTCTGGATTTTCTACATCCCGCACAGGATGCCCATGTAAACAGTCGTATTCGCCCTGCTCGTAGTAACTGAGCTCATTAATATTCATGCTGATCGCTCCACAGAATAAACCATTTCTATGCAGTGGTGCTCCCAAATCTCACCCCAGTTTATACCTTCAAAATCAATAAAATCCCTGAGCATTAATGAGCAAAGATTAACCTCTTCATAAATGCAGTCCATTACCATACCTTCTATCATTTCAGCTGTAGTTGCAGCATTCTCTTCAAGCTCTTGCCTTATGATATCGCCGAAGTGCAGGTTGATTAGCCAAGTGTTTCTGTTTGTCCAGCCGTTATAATCTGACATAACTTATTACCTTTATTTATTGAATGTAGCTTCATTATGCATGATGTTTACGAAAATGTAAACTATTATTTAAAAAAAGGCAAAAAAAAGCCCCAATTAAGGGGCTGCGGACATAAGTTGGCACTTTGTGTCCGTTAGTACGACCAGATAGAAGGGCAGGGGAAGCCGTCCTCTTCCGTGCAGCCGTCTAGGTGTATAAAGCGACCTGATCCTTTCTGCTGTACACCAATTCTCTGTATACCGTGCTTCTGGGCCACTCTAATGATTTCTAAGGCGTTTTCTCCGCTGGCTAGTATATCTACCGCCTTGCCATGCGTATGCGCTCCTTTGACCTCTTTACGTGCCTCTATGGGGTGTTCTGGAGACCTGTAAGCAGAGGACAGGGCAAAGCTAAAGCCGCACTCTTCGCGGATAGCGTTTAACGTCTTTAGGAAGTCAGGGTCAAAGCCTTGATCGCCTGTGTGCCTGCAAGCCAGTTCTTTAGGCTTGAAGTAGTTCTTTTCTTCTGTCTTAGGTGATTTAGCCATTTTACTTTCCTTCTATGTTCTTAGTCTTTTCAAAGCTACGCATTCCACCAAGCCCTAATAGACCACCAAGTATAGGCATAAGTGTACCACCATCTGCTTGCGGTATCACAACACCGAATCCAGCAGCAATTGGTGAGATTAAGTAGTTGACTGCAAGGGCAAGGACACAAACCCAGCCTGTTGCTGGTCGCCAAGAGCTTTGGAACCAGTTGCCTTTGGCTTCTGCGGTGTTGAGCGCAACCTGTGCCAGTGCAAGTTCCTGTGCATGTTTATCCGAGAGGGTGCTGATTTCATGCGCGAGCTGGGCTTTCTGATCTTTGTCCTCCACGAACTTATCGAGTAAGCCCGTAACTGGGCCGATGAGTGAAGCGACAATGCTCACAGTATGTTTTTCTCTATCAGGAATAAGCCGATAATCAGGGGATACATACCCCAGAGCATCATCTCACTTTTCTTGAATCGCTGAGAGCCTTCGTCTAATCGCTTTTCGATATTCTGATATCTGACAGCGCATTCTTTTTCATGGCCTTCTAAACGTATCAGGGCCTCTTTGACTGTAGCCATTATGAGTTCCTAACCAATATGGCTTCGACAAAAATTGAAACCTCGTTATCAGAGCTTGAGCTTTTGCACTCAAAGTGAAAGTCGGTTTTTTCATCAATTCTGAAAGGCACTTGGCGGTCAAAGCTAATGCTCTGCGAGAAGGTTGCCTCTGCAACCCTTAAAGTTCTGCCAGCGGCATTTTTAGCCACGTTTCTTAAATAGAGATACTTCTGGCCATTAACAGTGCCAGAGGTGCAGTCGATTCTAAACAGATAGATGCTGTGGCCTGCGGGTACGGTGTAGACAGATGATTGCGTAGTACCGATCTCAGCACCTATAAAGGCGTAGTTGGTGCCGCCATTGCTGATACTAATATCACCTACGTTAGAGCCAGCTAGTATGACTGCGCTATTTATGCGAAAAAATGTTGCGCTAGTGGTTACTGCTGAAGTGCCTGTGAGGGTAACGGTCTCGCTGATAGCATCGTAATTTGCGTCAAGACCATTGATCAAAACTTCCATAGTATCTGATGCCGATGAACTCACCACACTCATAATGACCGCAGAGCTAGGATAAACATAGTTGCCGCCATCATCCCAGATAGTCTCGTAGGCTGTACCTACTGTGCGATTAAAGCCAAAGATATTAAGCGGCTGAGTATCCCAGATATTGCCTTTGACTATATCGTGCAAAAGGTGCGGGGTGGGTCGAGCTTCATCGAACTGATACATCAGCTTTCCTCTTCTTCCTTGAGGCTGCCAGTAAGCATAGCGACAAATGCATCTTTGCCAACGGTAAGCTGGTCAAGGTTAAATTGTGTGGATTTGATTTTACGGTCGAGATCAGCGCAGTGATTTACCATAGCCTGCTGCTGCTCGGTTAGGTCTTCGTATTGATACTCAACGTCATTGATCGTAATGGGAGTGGTTTTTTTCTCGCCCATGTTAATCTCCTTTCAGGTTAGTTTGGCTTTATTGCCAGTGAACAGTCATTCTATTAAATTAATCCGCTGGTTACTAGATAGTAACTGCCAGCAAAAAATGCCAGCACAAAAATAGTGGCCCCAATGTTCTTTACTGCGTCACCTATCTGCCGCTGCTTCTTTAGCTTTGCCAGCCTAGCCTTCTCCAGCTTGTGCTTGTGATCCAGCATAGACTTGTTCTGGATCATCAACATAAAA